CGGAGCCGGAGCCGGAGCCGATGCCGTAGCCGTAGCCGTCGCCGTTGTTGTAGCCGTAGCCGGAGCCGTAGCCGTAGCCGTCGCCTTTGATCGTCGTCATGAGAGAGTGGTGAGTGCCTGCAATGGGTCGTCGGCGCGTCGGGCGAAGACGCCGTCGCCGTCACCGTAGCCGTCGCCGATGCCGTAGCCGTCGCCGGAGCCGTCGCCGTAGCCGTCGCCGTTGCCGATGCCGTAGCCGTAGCCGTAGCCGGAGCCGTAGCCGTAGCCGTAGCCGTCGCCGTTGTTGTAGCCGTAGCCGGAGCCGTAGCCGATGCCGTCGCCTTTGATCGTCGTCATGAGAGGGTGGTGAGTGCCTGCAATGGGTCGTCGGCGCGTCGGGCGAAGACGCCGTCGCCGCAGCCGTAGCCGTCGCCGATGCCGCAGCCGTAGCCGTCGCCGATGCCGATGCCGTAGCCGTAGCCGTAGCCGGAGCCGGAGCCGTAGCCGTAGCCGTTGCCGGAGCCGTCGCCGTCGCCGTCGCCGTAGCCGTCGCCGTAGCCGTTGCCGTCGCCGTCGCCGTAGCCGTCGCCGTAGCCGTTGCCGTAGCCGTTGCCGTAGCCGTAGCCGATGCCGATGCCGTTGCCGTTGATCGTGGTCATGAAAGGGGCCACCCTCCCCCGAGGGAGGGTGGTGGTGGGTCACAGGTCGACGTGGACCGTGTGACCAGTGCGGGCGACCGACTTGGTCGTGGACAACCACAGGGTCGAGACGTCGACCGTGTCGGGTTCGTCACCGCAGAGGTCTGTCAGGTAGACCAGACCGGCGACGTTCTCGCCCGACTCGACCAGCTCCGCGACGCGGGCGAAGGGCTCGCGGAAGTCGGTGCCTCCGCCGCCCTTGGCGTGCAGGGGCGCTTCCTCGCCGGGTGCGAGGCGATACTCGGCGTGGATGATCGTGTCGCAGTCCATGACCAGAGCCTCACAGTTCAGGTCGCCGCAGCACTGCGCGATGAGCGCCGTGAACTGCGCCGTGAGCTTGTCGTCGACGCTGCCCGACGTGTCGCGGACGAACACCACGAGACCGGTCGAGTCGACCCGGCGGCGGGGATAGATCACGGGAGCACCCGCGAACCGGCGGGCCGAGCGGGTCCAATCGTTGCGGGTCGCGATGCTGGACTTGAGGAAGTCCGCGGTCTCGTCTTTCCAGTTGAGCTTGGCCGCAGCGGTCGCGGCGTCGATGATGCGCTGCATCTCGGCGGGCGCATTGCCTTTGCCGAGGCTGCGTGCGGCCATGTCGGCCTGCACGATGGCCTGCGTCCATTTCTCCGCCATCGTCTGCGGCGCGGCCTTGCCGGGGGCAGGCGGGGCAGAGGGTGCAGGCGGGCCAAACCCGCCGCAGCCACCGGGGTCGGGCTGGCCGTTGGGGTCGGGCTGGTCGGGCTGGCCGTTGGGGTCGGGCTGGCCGGGCTGGCCGGGCTGGCCATCCTGCGGCTTGGGCTGCGGCTTGCGGCGGAGGGCGGCGAGGATTTCCTCCTCCGCGAGACCGTCGTACTTGGTGTCGCGCAGCCCACCCTTGGGCATCGTGATCCCGGCGACCTTTTCGAGGACGGCGTTGATCGCGTAGTCGCCTGCCTCGTTACCCTCGGGGGTAATGGGCAAGCGGTCGAAGTGGTTGTGGGCGCAGTGGAGGGTCTCGTGCAGGAGCACGAAGCGCACCTCCTCCGGCGTGAGGGAGGCGACGAACTCCGGACTCCAGCGGATGACCTTGCCGTCGGTCGCAGCGGTCTGGACCGAGGGGTCCATGACGTCGACCAAGTTGGAGGCGAGGCTGCCGTAGAAGGCAGCGTGCGGAGTGGTGAGCGCCCAGTAGCGGGCTTTGTCGATAGCGATGGGTGTGGTGGACATGGTAAAACAGGTTTACAGGGAGAACATGGTGCAGATTTCATTGGCGCGGGACGCCGTGTTAGCGCGAGCGATGGGGTCATCGCGCAGGGTGTCGGCGTCGTGCTCGACGAGGTCACCCGCTTGGCGAGCGAGGTCGGCGATGACCGGGTCGTCGGCGAGGTTGAGGTCGGGGACGAGGGCGAGGATCTCGGTCAGGTTGGACACGAGGGTGTCGCGGAAGATTGCCTTGGGGTCGCGCAACTTCTGCGCGACCTTGACGACGGCATCGGCGAGACGCTCGCGCAGTTCATCTTGGGCGCAGGCCGACGCCTCTTCCAGCCACTCGGCCCACTGCCCGACGTCGGGCACCGGGAGGTAGCGGGTGGTGAAGTAGAACTTGGACTCAACCACCTCGTGCGTTGGCCAATGGGCGGCGACGTAGAGGCCGTTGAGCCGAGCCGGGGCGTCGGTGCGGACGGTGTCGTAGTCCGCAAGGAACGTCGTCACCAGCTGCTGGATGCGGGCGGCGAAGTCCTTCATGATCTCACTGTGTTCGAACTGTCGGGCGGCAGGGAGGAGGCGCAAACCCTTGTCTGCGCAGGGGAGCGTGAGCCGATAGTGCTCAAGCCGAGCTTCAGAATGAAGCTCGGCGATGGATTCCAAGGCATGGTGGGCGCAGATCTTGACGTCGACGCGGGCTTCGTTGGTGAGACCGTGCCGAGCGTTCTCGACTGCGGTCTCGGCGGCATGGCGTTTGACGACGCGCCATGCACCGACGTTGAGGACTGCGATAACTGCGCGGGAACTGAGTTTCATGGTGATACCTGTTGTTGGTTGGTTGAGTTGAGTTGAGAGCTAAGGCAACCCACCACCCTGCGGCAGGGTGGTAGGTCGGTGAGCTATCAGGCAGTGAACAGGGCTTGGTTGGCGACCCACCACTCCTGCCATGCCTTGTTGGCGACGAGTTTGGCACCGAGGCGGGCGAAGGCGTCCTTTGCGCAGTAGGCACCCATCACGCGGGGCAGGCGGGACAGGTACGTGACCAGCTGCGGCGCGAACTTGGCCTCCGCCGCCCGACCGAGCATGGAGGCGATCAGGTACTGCGCCGCCGGTTCGGTCGGCACCGTGGCACCGTGCGGGTCCATCCACACCTGTTGTGGAGTGGGCAGCTGGTCGGCGAGGGCGGCGAAGGCGAGGAACTCTGCGGCGGCAGCCTTGCCGATTGCGGCGCTGATCGTGTCGAAGTCGCGGAGACCCGCCTCCCAGAGGTGACCGACCGTTTCCCAGCTGCGGAAGTCGGGCATGCGGGTGGCCGGGTCGGCGGCGGGCTTCCAAGCGTACAACGTACGCCCGGTCGTGGACCGGTGCCACGCGACGAGCTCAGGGGCGAAGCCCTGCTCGTTCGCCCACGCGGCCCACGCATCGACCTCATCGCGCCACGGGGCGACGTAGGTCGGGCCGTCGGTCTTGTTTTCGGTCTGGGGCGTTGCAATCGCAAATGCAACGTGGAACCGCGAGCGCAGCGGCTCGCAGAGCGAGGTCACACCGGCCTTGTCGCCGGGTCGATTGGTGGCACCCCAGATCACGACCGACTTGCTGATGGCACCGTCGTCAAACAGGGCCATCGCTGCAGCCTGCACGTCGACGGGGGCCTGCCCGAGGTCGTCGAGGAAGAGCAGGGTGGGGACGGTGGTGTGCCGCAAGTCCCAGAGGAGTTGCAGCGGGAGCGATTCCGTGACGCCCTTGGCTTGGTTGGGGACGTAGCACCCACCGAGGTCCACCCTCTCGGCGAGGGCGGAACGGAAGACGATGAGCTTGCGGTTGCAGTCGAGGGCGGCGGCGGCGACGCGAGCGGTTTTGGCACAACCGGGCGGACCTACGAGGAGGACGCGGCGGTTGGCGTTGAGGAGTTGGGTGAGGCGGGAGGAGGAGGACATGGGAGGAACAGGTGGAACAGGTGAGGCGGCTGGACTCGTCAGTCGGCGCGAAACGCCGAGACGCCCGGTGGGGGCGTTTCGTCCTTAGGGTTGGCGGGTGCGGGCGTGGTGGTCGTCGGCGTCAGCGTCGAGCCACGCCCGGGCAATGCCGTCGCGGGCGTCGCGCTCGTCGGCAGCGTGGTCTTGCATGGCTCGGAGGGCGGCGATCACGCCGCCGATGGCGGCGCAGCGTTCGACGTGCTGACCACGAGCCTCGCGGTGGATATCCTGACCGAGGAGGTAGTAGTCGCGGTCGTGGTAGCTCTCGCCGAGCAGGCGGAGGGCTTCCTGCAACGCCGCGATGGCAGCGGAGTAATCGGCGATGAGCGTGGTGGGGCCGGTGCCACCGAGGTGGATCCGGGGGAGGATGAGTTTGGACATGTTAGAGGACGTTGAGGTGCTTGACGGCATAGCCGTGGATGGTGGTTGCGTACTGGCGGTAGGAGGCGGGCAGCGGGTCCTCGGCGTGAGGCTGGACCCAAAGGGCGAGGGCGAGGGCGAGGGCAGCGCGGTCGAGCTGGCCGACGCGGAGGACATGTTCGCGCCGCCACTTGGCCCGGTTGCGTGGCCCGGTCTGGGCTGCGAGTTGGGCGAGGGAGGCGGAGGCGTTGGCGCTGGCGCTATCGCAGCGAGCGCAGAGCGAGGCGATGTGATCGGCAGACATGTTTTTGGTTGGTTGGGTGAAGCGTGGGTGCTTCCAACAGGGTCCACGCGGGGCGTGGTCACTGTAGGAAACACCCACTTGGTGTTCCTGCTCACTGGTCCTCCACGTCGGTCAGGATCGTGGTTTCGGTGAGCGATGCGCAGCAGGCGGGGGGATGACCTGTACGTCCCCCGGTGCGTTGGTTGGAACGCGGTTGCCGGGGGCAGCTACTTCGACCGAGACGGTCGGGGCGGGGGATCGAGACCAGTCGCAGGGGCGTTAGCCCATGCAGTCGGTCACCTCCTTTGCGCTTGGCCCACCATCACCCACCGCGACGTAGCGCGGTTTTCGGGGCCGTCAGGTCGGGGCCGAGGGGGGAGATTTGGAGGGCCGCGCCCCCCGCCTCTGCTACCGTCCCCGTCACCAACGACGTCACCCTGAAACAGGTATTGGTAGGTGTCGACAACAAAGTGACAGATTCTGTAATCTCTGTGTGTCATAAGCTTTGGGGGCGTGGGATTTTTCCTATATATAGTGTGGAGAGTCCGATCTCACCAAAGTGTTGCGAAAGAACGACTTAGGTGAAATCGATTCTAAGGCCGTTTCCTTTCGATTTGCGGGCCTGAGGGGGTCGGTGGCGGTATGGGTAGAGGGTTGCCGTGTCATAAATGCGGAAGTCGCTGATGGACTAGCGACTTGCGCGATTTCAGAGCAGGGACAGAAAACGTATTAGAGTGGGCTTAAAAGGGCAGGAAACGCCGGTGCTAAGTTACTGTGCCGCAGTAACTTACGTAAGTGACTTACGTAAGTGCATGCGGTGCATGAAGTTAGAAATTGTTCCATGTGGAACATTTCGAGGCGCGGTTACCAGTTGGGGCGGGCAGTGGAGTGACGTGAGGAAGTGGGCTGGTGGGCTGGTGGGCTGGTGGGCTGGTGGGTGACGGGTGACGGGTGACGGGTGACGTGGGGCAGTGGGGCAGTGGG